GCCCGACGAAAAGACCGAAGCTTTCATCCGAAATAAGCTCGGATTCCCTCCCAAGGACCCGGAGACCACGAGAAAGGCAAGCCCCCAGTATCAACCTCCAGGATCGTCGGATAGCGGACAGGAACAGGAAGTCGAGGATCCAGAGCAGGATCCAAAGGAAGACCTTCCCGTAGAGAATAAGCATCGCCATCACCGAAGGATCAAAGCGTACCAGGACAGCATCTACGCTCCGAACGGTGCGGAAGCGGATACTTACATTCATTTTTGGCGTCCGATCACGCAGGAAGAGGAATGCATCGCCTTGAGAGAGATCGTTGGCAAGCTCGACGATTCTCGCGAGCGCATTGTCCGAAGAACGCGGGATGTCAGGAAGACAGCGATCGATGAAATCATGATTTCTCTCGATGTCGCAGTGAAGTCCGGCGATCCTTTGAAGGTTCAGAAGATCGATTACTCCACAGAGACCGGCAAGTCTCTTGTCGATTCCGTGGAGCCGATTTTGTACGACCTGATGGAATACGGAAGGGAGCAGGTCGCCAAGGAGCTTGAGATCCAAAAGGGAACGGTGAAAAACGCCTTTGGATTCTCGGAGAAAAAGGCTTCCGAGGCCATACAAAGGTACCTGAAAGCCAAGGCTCTCCAGTATTCGGAGATCACGTTGGACAAGATGGTCGATCAAGCAAGGGCTGATGCGAACACCGCGATCCGCACGGGTCTCTACGATGCAGCGGCCATTCGTACGGCATTGGAAGGCTTTTCGGACAACACGGCCAGGAAGTCTGCGAACTACACGGTGAACGAGGCTTTTTCTTTTGGAAGGTCGGAAGAGGCAGAAAACGAATCCGACGAGATCGAGTACGCGGTGTACTCTGCGATCCTGGATGGCGGGACGTGCGGGCCTTGCTATGAGATGGACGGCAAGGAGTTCACGCTTGACGCGCCGGAGTATGACCAAAACACGCCTCCGCTTTATAATTGCGAGGGTGGATCCCAGTGCAGGTGCATATGGGTCTATGTCCTCAAGGGTGAGAAAAAGGCGCAAGCCTAGAAAGGGAAAATCATGTCGAAAGTTTACGAAAGATTTGAGGTTAAGATTCCATACGGCAAGGAAGGCCAGAGCGTTCAGAGCGTATTTTTGAGCGACGATCCCGATTCGATTTGCGCCCAAGAAATCATCGACGTTCTCGTCGAAAACCCGTCCCTGGACAAGCAGCTCAGCGATCGATGGAAGAGCATCATCGCGAACGCACGCGAGGCCAAGAACCCCGTCGTGAAGGCCAAGGAAAAAGAGCCCGCCAAGATCGAAGCGCCCAAGGAAAACAAGCATGCCAAAGGCAAGAAGGGCAAGTTCGAGGACGAAGACGAGGACTCCTAACCAAGCGGTCCTTTCCAAATTGAAAGGGACATCATGAACCGTGACGATGATGGCAAGCGTCAATGGATTCACAATCAAAGAAAGGGCTTGACATACTCAAACAGTCAAGCACAGAATGGCAAGAAGTTAGAGCTTCGCTGTCATCGATGCGGTAGATATCTTGGTGAGGCGAACGCGAGTGGCCAGATCGCAGGACGTTTCCCGTGTCACTCGTGCAAGGCGAGAACTGAAATCTAAAGGGCATATGTCGCCCAGTACGGCTGGGGCGACAAATTGGCGAAAAAGCTTTTCACACTTGAATTTCAAAAAGAGCTGACCGTTGCGTTCAGCGAGGGCTCAGCGCCCAAGTCCGAAATCCAGCTATTCAAAAAGGGTGATTTTAAACATTGGTCGGGAGCGGAGTTCACCGTCGATGATGAGTTCATCGATACGGTAATGGAAAACTTCGAATCCCTCATTGCTCGATCCAAGGACAAAAAGGTCGTGCCGATCGACTACAACCACGCATCACTCTCGGAAAGCGCAGAGGACGCGCGCGCGGCGGGTTGGATCGTCGAGCTGAAGAAGAAAGACGACGGGCTCTACGCTGTCGTTGAATGGACCTCGAAAGCTGCGGAATACATCAAGTCTGGGGAGTATCGCTACATCTCCCCAGAGTTCGCGATGGACGTTACGGACGAATACGGTGAAGACATCGAGGGGGCCATGTTGCTTGCCGCCGCGATGACGAACCGTCCGTTTTTGAAAGGGATGGCTCCATTGGAGCTGTCTCATAAGCGTAAACCTCAAGGAGGAACTGTGGAACTGAAAGAAAAGATCGGAAAAACCCTCGGGCTGTCCGGGGAGTTTGGGGACAAGGAAATCGTTTCGGCGCTCGATAGCGTCCTGGCCAATGCAGATGAATGCCGCAAGGCTTTGTCTTTGAAGGCCGGCGATAGCGTCGTCGAAGGCATCAAGGCTGTCATCAAGCAGCGCGACGAGCTGATCGTCGAAAACGTGAAGCTTTCGGATTCGGTGAAAAACTCCGAAGGAGAGGTTAAGAAGCTCAAGGCATCGGAGAAGGTCGAGGGTTTGATCCTGAAGGGCCGCCTGGTTCCTTCGCAGAAGGATGCCTTCATTCGCCTCTGCCTTTCCGACGAGAAGGCTTTCGAGGAGATCGTGGGCACCTTGCCTGAAGGCGATCATCTCAAGACCAAAGGTTCCGGGGGAGAGGGCAATGGCGGTAGCGAAGGCGATGAGGATCTAAACAGCTTCACGCTTTCCATCCAGAAAGAAAAGGGGCTTTCGTACGTCGAGGCTTATCGCCTCGCGTGTTCGCAGCGACCGGATTTGGCCAAGAAGTGGGCCGAGAAAACCAGGAACTAAGGCGAGGAGGAAAATACAATGTCGAAACTTGGTGATGCTCTTACAACGACCCTGAAAGCTGCTGGCGATTTAAGCGCTGCGCAGTTCAAGGTCATGAAAATCAGCGGTGTAAATACCGTAACCACGAACGATTCTGCGACCGGAAAGGTCATCGGGATCCTCTTGGACAAACCTGCCGCCGCCGGTGAAGGCGCGGAGATCGCCTACTTTGGACCGACCAAGGCGATCATCGGATCCGGTGGATGTACCGCAGGCGATCTTTTGGGACCGGATGCCTCTGGCACCCTGGTCGTAAAGACCACCGACAAGGACCAGGTCATCGGTAAAGCTTTGGTCACAGCGGTCGCCGGAGACGTCGCAGACGTTCTCTTGACGGGCGTTGCGTGGCTGGGTGCGTAATTTTCAAACGGAGGAAATGAGAAATGTCACAGCCTACGCGAAGTGATGTCCATGTTGATGCGGTCTTGACTCAGATCTCGATCGCATCGATGAATAAACCAGAATCGTTCGTAGCCCAGAAGGTGTTCCCTCGGGTTCCGGTCTCGAAGGAGAGCGACAAGTACTTCATCTTCACGAAGTCGCACACCTTCCGGTCGGAAGTTGAGGTTCGCGCACCTGGTACCACGGTCAAGCACCGCGGGTATGCACTTTCGAACACCAACTACCAGGCGAACGAGTATGCGACGGGTATCCGCGTCCCTTATCGGATTGCGGAAAACGCCGACGCCCCTCTTCGTCCTCGTGAGGATGCCACCAACATCATCACCCAAGACATGTTGATGTTCTTGGAAAATAACTGGGCCGCGGAGTTCATGGTCACAGGTACTTGGACCACGAACACCACGCTTATCGGCACGGATCGATGGGACGACTACGCCGGATCCGACCCGATCGGGAACATCGACACGGCGAAGTTCACGATCAATGGGTTGACCGGCGTACCCACCAGCCAGCTTTCGTTGGCCATGGGCGCTGCCGTTTGGAACAAGCTGAAACGACATCCTTCGCTTCTCGGAGCGTTTGGCGGTGGTTTTGGCGGGATGAAAGTCCTCACCAAGCAGCAGGTCGCAGAGATCTTTGAGGTCAAGGAGATCAACGTCTCCGAGGCGGTGTGGAACACCAACATCGAAGGCAACGCGACCCAGACCCTGTCTAGGATCGTCGGCAAGAACTGCCTGGTGTACTACGCTCCTGCGTCGCCGAGCCTCATGGAGCCCGCCTGCGGGTACTTCTTCTCGAAGTCGGTCTCCGAGATCTCCGCGTACGACATGCCCCGCCATAAAGCCGAAGCGGTCGAGATTTCCTCGATCATCGACTTCAAGGCGACGGACGTTGACGCAGGGTATCTGTACATCGACGCCGTTTCGTAAGGGCTTGCAACGTGGCGCAGGGACGTAAAAAGCTCTCGAAAAAGAGTGTGGAAGTTACTGAAACGATCAGCGCGCGAGTCAATCCAGGAATGGAGGGGCTCGTGCGCGTTCGTGTCAAAGCAGAAAAATATGCTGAGGTTCCGAACAGACGAGGAGGATCAAAGATCTCCGTCGTTCCTTGGCTTGGGAATTATGTGTTACGCAATGGCGCTATGTACGGCCCAGGGGATGAATTCGAAGTGAGTGAGGCTGAATCAGTCTCGCTTTTGTCCTCGGGGTCCATTGAAAAGGCCAATGACAAGCCGACGCCATTTCGACCGCCTTCCCTTGACCATGCGATGTTCTCAACCAACGGCGTGGTTCTAAAATCAGAGACGCTCGGGAAGGTTCCGACCAGAGTAGGGTCAGGAGACTACGGAGCGGATTGGGAGGAATATGAAGACGCTTAAAACATGGTTTGTATCGGCCATCGTGGCCCTGGTAATCCCTGCGGCGGTTTTCGCGCAGTCCAATACCTTCTCTGGGAAAGTGTATTTCAAGAAGGCGAACCTCAAGGTCGATAGCTCGACCATCGGGGACCTGAATAAGGCACAGATCACGAACAGGACTCGATACGTGGACCTGCCCATGCCTGTATTCGTCCAAGAGGCAAATGGTGCAGTTCCTCCGGCAACCGGGACGCCTGTTCCGATTCGTCAGAAAGAAAACAACATCCCGAGCTTGATGTGGGCTGTAGGCGATACTGCGAAGGCGGCGGCCACGTTCCGTGTTCCCGCTGATTATGTGAGCGGTCAGTCGTTCGTCTGCATGGTCGGTCTTGCAGCATCCAGTGCCGATACCACGATCGATTTTGAGATCTACAAGAACGCCACGGGCGCAGCCTTCGATGCAGCGACAACGAACCAGACACCCGTCGCCGTAGCTGACAACGCGACGAACATGCAGGACATCACGCTTACCGTCGCCACAGACACGTTTACGGCAAACGATGTCGTGACGTTGAATGTTTGGCGTGCGGCAGGAACTGGATCCGGTGCCGAGCTGCATCTCTATAACTGCAAGCTCGAATACACCGCGGATATGTAAGGAATCATGGCTGGCGGCGGGATCATCGTACCGACGGAAGCGTACTGCACATTGGAAGACGTCCAGGAACTTCTTCCAAATCGCGTGTACAACGCCACGTCGCGTCCGACGATCTCGCAAGCCATCGGGCTTGTTAAGGCCGTGGCCGCGGAAATCAATGCGATCCTTCGTGGGCTAGAGTATGCGACGGTTCCGTTCACAGATGCCATAGACGTCGTACTTCTCAAAGAAATAAACAAGGTCGGAGCTGCATACAGAATTGAAAGCTCAACGAACGCTTCAGCGCAGAGCGATAGCCCTGCCCTGGATCGTCTCGAGAGAATGTACGGAAGCATGATCGAAAACCTCAGAAAAGGCGCGTACAAATTCGCTTCCGCTGGGACGCCTCCATCCGCAGAGCCCGACGGAAACGACGATCTTGATGCTTCTGGTACGCGTTCGGAACCCATTTTCTCGATCTCCCAAGACGCAAGGGATAGGAAATACTGATGGTTAAATTGTTTATAGGCGTGACTGGATCGAAAGAGTTCCGTCGTGTTCTTGGGGCTTCAATCGAGCATGTGCAGGACTTGCGTCCTGCATGGGATCAGGTCCAGAAAACCGTCGAAGGCTTTCAGAAGAAAGTGTTTCTCAATAAAGGATCGGTTGGAGGTTTGTCAAAGTGGAAACCTCTTGCGGATAGTACTCAGAAATTAAAGATCCGTGACGGGTATGCGCAATGGTCTACGTATCCTTTGATTCGAACTCAAACGCTTATGAACGCATGGACAAAGGAAGGATCTGAAGGCGCAGTCCGAGATAAGCAAAAGCTCTACTTCGCGTTCGGCATCAACGAGTACGATATCCCATACGCCGATTCTCATCAAAGTGGGATTGGAGTTCCCAAGCGTGAGCATTTACGACTCCCGACATCGTTGAGAAATGCGATTTCGAGAATCATTCAGACGTACTTGGTCAAGTCGGGCCAGCTTGTCAGAAGGAATGTTTTCCGATGATCGCAGACGTTCTCAATGAGATCAAACGCATCCTCGAGACGCATCTCCCAGACGAGCTTGCTAAGCAAGACGGGCACGCCGGCGATGGCGTTGTGTGCGATCCCTTTCGATCGATCCAGTTC